AAAGGGTTATCATCAATAATGCTAACAACACCCCCCTCAACTCTTTGACTACGATTATTACCAATACCTCCAAAAAAACTTGAAGGTTTATTACGTCCTTTAAATCTTACTAAAGGATTATCATATGCATCTTTATGTGTTAGATATAAATCCTCTAAAAATTGTTGATACTCAACTTCACTAAGACCTTGATTTATAAAATCATTTTTAATTCCTACTGTACTTTTGTCGATAAGATCTATTCTAGGATTTACATTAGGTGTAGATTTTATTTTTATAGGATTTTTTAAATTACTATTTATAGTGTTAGATAAAGCTCTAGAAGTTATAGAATTACGAATATTATTAGGGGTAAGTTTTGAAAAACCTTTACTAAGTACTTCTCCTGTTTCTCCTATTCCTGAATTAATAAAGTTACTTGCAGGCCCCATCAAAGGAAGCATTTCAACAGCATCTATTCCTACATTTGCCAGATTCTCAAGAGACAATGGGTTTGTTAATAATTCAAGTGCATCAGGACCTATATTTGTTGCTCCGTGTACTGCAAATCCTGAATTAATAGCATTGCCTACTGTAGCACCAGGGATAGAAGACATACCTGGTAAAGATGCATTCCATGCAGCAGATGCATAAGGACTTAAAGCACCATAAGTTGCTTCTCCTGCTGCTGCTAATCCTCTAGCTCCTGCGCCTAACAATGAAGCTCCTGCGGGAGCTAAGGCTAATAATAAAGGAGGAGCTATATAATTTGCAGCTTCATTCATACCTTCTCTTGCAGCATAGGCTATTGGATCATGTTCTCTACTCCAATTTCTTAATGCTACAGGATTAGTCCTGTCAAGTTTATCTTTAATTACTACTTCAGGCAATAAATACGGATATTCTTGTACAAAATTAGTGTCATCTTCTATAAAGTTTTTTATATCGTCTACTTCTTTCTTACTAAGAAAAGTTTCTTTTACCTTTCCTTTAGTTTGATATTTAGGCAATAAATATCCCTTAGCTCTTTTTTTAGATTTACGTTCAGCCATTTCGTTTACGTTTCTTTTTTTGGGATACTACTTTTTCTGGATCTTTACCTGCAGCTATTGCACAATACCCATCCTCACAACTACACTCTCTTGGTGCAATTTCGCACCATTGTTTTTTATTTTGATTTACGATCTTTCTCTATCTTACGTTTTTCTGACTCCTGCTTATCTTTCATTTGAAGTTCCTTCTCTTTGATATCAAGTTTTCTATTCTCTATTTGAACCTTTTTATCTTCTTTAGCAACTTCTACTTTCAATCTTTCGATTTCAAGTTGATCAGGTACACCGTTATCATTGATATCCTGGTCCATTTGATTTCTAAATGAGTTTATCTCAGCTACGTCAAGTTTTGTCTGACGATCAGTATCTATTTTATATTTCTCAAGTTCAAGTTTAGCTTTTTCAAGTTCCGCTTTCATTGCTTCAATTTGCATTTGAGCTTGCTGCTGTGCTTGAGCCTGTTGTGCTTGAGCTTGTTGTTGTTGTTGCATTTGCTGCATTTCTCTTTCTCTTCTTTGTTTTTCTGCAGTTTCAAGTAGAGATTTGATCTCAGTAACAGAATCAGTAGAGAACATTTTAACAACATCAGAAAGTTCTGCTTGTTGATTTTGAAGTGCTGCATGAGCAAGTTGTCTCATTGTCATGAACAGTTCCTGATCTTTAGCAGAATCAGATACAAATACACCAAAGCTTGAATTAGGAAGTTCTACTGGATCGATTGTAAGCATCTGAACTGTCATATCATCTAAGATATAATGCAGTTTTTTAGCTTTCCCATCTCCCCAAGAAACTTTAGCAGTATCTAAAAGAGATTCTAATACATATCCTTTTATTGTATTATGTTGGTAGAACCATTCTTCTGTAATATAAGAAGATTGCGCTACGGCAGATTGAGTATTACCTACAAGCTCGTTAGGGCCCACTTGACCCTCACGTTGTTTGGTAACTCCAGATACTTCACCACATTGTGCTTCCAGATATTCAAGAAGCTGTACTTTTTGGTTGATAGTTTGACCCATTGACAAATCAATAGACTGCCATTGATTGAAATTGGACTGCTTGTTCCTATTACCTTCTTCATTAGGATTGACAAAAGCAATACCAAGAGCGTCAAAGTAATACAACCATTTTTCCATATCCATTCCCATAGAACTAGGGATCTGACTGATATCTGCAAGGAATTTTTTACCCTTATCTGATGCAAGATCCATTTCAAGTCTATACATCATAATGTTGTATAGATACTGGTATGGCTTCATTCTATCTATCATTGAGATAGACTGAGCATTAAGGTTATTATAAGCAACACCTACATATCCTAGTTTTGCTGTATACAGATTATCTATATCTCTGAATTGGTTAGGCTTAGGACGTATATTTACATAAACATCATCACCTATCTTAGTTCCTTCCCATATTTCAGGTATCCATTCCCATCGTAGATTAATATCTCCTGCTTCTGGATTTATTGTATAACTTTCATCTACAATCATCTCTTGTTCTTGGAAAGTATCAGGATCCAAATAAGTTAAAAATCCTATTTTTCTAAGAGATTTCCATTCAGCATGCACTACGCGTATGTACGAATCATCTCCCATATTATCGTTGAAAGATGTAACATCAAATCCAGGAGCTCCTGAAAAAACATCTTGATCGTAGTCATAGCTGAATGTAGGTGATCCAAGGGGGTGGGAAGTACCAGAAACAGTAGAATCTGCGTAGAGATTTGCAATTTCTGTCTCTTCCATATACTCTCCAAAAGTATCTATAACAGACCCAGGGGTCATCCTCATAATATACTTTGCCCATTGAGCATCTTGTATATTATCTATATCAGGGTCTTTATCGTATTCAAAATATAAAGGGTTTATTACTCTTACAGTAGGTTCTCCGTTTACAATACCTGTCCAGTATATTTCTTCACCTGCAATAAGAGCATGTTTCCATCCTTTATTGAATTTATCACGTAGTTTTTCTTTTTTCTTAAGATAGGCAAGAATCTGATTTGCCATTATCTCTATAGATCCTTGATAATTTCTTTGCATGTACTCCTCTATCTCTGGAGGAGTCATTTCTTGTTGGATCTGTTGAATCTGTTGTTGGGTCTGTTGAACAGCTTCAGGATCTGCAGCATCTCCAGGCATTCCATCAGGAGATATACCTGCTTCTTGCATCGCTTTCTGAATACGAAGCTGTATCTGTTGCAGAATGTAATTATCAAGAAGTTTTTTCTTCTCTCTTTCTTTTTCTGTAATAGCCTCTGGGTTAGTTGCTACTACTTTAAAGTTAAATGGTCTTTTTATCTCTTCACCAAAAAGAACTCTCAGCTTAGGAGAGATTATATCGTAATGCCTAAGCTCAGCAGGCATTTCTCCAATAGCATTATTACCATAGGGCTTACATACGTACTCGAAATCTTTCTCATCAAGTACGCCATTGAATAGATTATAATTTACTGCTTTCTGTTCTGAAGAGCTTCTTCCAGAGATTCCAAATTGATTATCTCTATCTATCTCGTCAAGTACATCTTTACCCCATTGGTAGTTATTGGCCTTTTTCTTCGCTAAAGAGAGTTTTTGTTGAGGAAAAGTATAAGATGCCATATTAAAATATTTTCATGAACAACAAAAATAAATATAATAACTATCTTCTTTTAAACATATTACCCATATTATTCAATAAATAAGAAATATTTGGGTTTACATATGGCTCTTTTCCTATTTCTTCTTCATAAGTTTCTTCAATTGAAAACATTAACTGCATAAAGGCCATTACCCTATCAAAGTTACCTCCTCTAAAGTATAATATAAGTTCTTCTATAAGTCCTGGACTAGGAATAAGATCCATGTTATAAACTTTACTTCCATCTTCTCTTGTACCACGCTCAGTCCATAACCATCTAAGAATGAATTTTTCTCCAGCATCTTTCATACGCTCATTCATATGGCATCCTTTGATCCTGGATACTGTAGAGTTTTCTATTACTTTTGAGATGACATTATCAGGTTGGTTTGCAAGCAAATGCATTTTACCCCTCCGTTTAAAGTACGAAAGCACTTCACCCCTGTCATTCTCGAACATGATCTCTGCTCCTCCAAAGTATTCTGAAAGTAGTTCGAGGTTTCTGTTGTAAATTTCGATATTATCGGGTCTACCAACATATTCTGCAACAATTTCATCATAGCCATATTCAAATTTCTGTAAAGATTTATATACGTAGGCAGCATTAAGTGATTTACTACCCGATTTATCAAAAGCCACAGGGTCAAGTCCTATTTTATATAGACCATAAGGTATATTCTCTGGAGGATGTTGATAAACTACAACACATCCATCTTGAGGATCTGTAGATTTATGAGGGTAACTTATTATTGGAAATAATTTATGATTCAGATCTGGTCTGAATCGTATCTCTCCTTCTTCTTCGTATAACTCTCCAGCAGTTCCTAGTTTTTTATATCTATCGTCAGATTTGAGTTTAGCTAATACATTATACAGCTCAATAGTAGGGAATACAGATCCTTCATTACGCAAAAACGCTTCTTTTGGAGTATGAGGGTGCTGGGTAACCATCATATTATACGCTTTTGGATCTGCTTTTTTCTTTTGTTCTCTTTCCAGATTTATATCATTGATCGCTCTCTCTCTCAGTGCATTACCTTGTGCATCTACAAAAGGCTCACGGTACCACGCATCATCTACAAACCAACCTGCTTCTCCAATAGCATTTTCATCATAGATATTTTCATAACTCCTTAGCCCATAAGCACTTGGGTTATAGAACATAGCTTCAAAGTCAGCATTTGTGCCATTTTTACTGTTACCACCCGTACCATATAGAATAGGAATACCGATCATAATATTACCATCTTTGAAAAGAGGATATGAACGTTGATAAGCCTGCATAAGACCAGGCCAATCCCCCGCTTCTTCAAAAAGCATTCTTTCTGCGGTACGACCTACAGATTTTTGAGGACTATCCTTAAAACTAAGTGCTAATATTTCAGATCTATAACCTTTTTGAATAGAAATACCAGATATAGGATCTTTTTCTACATATCCAGATTTTATCGCATCCTGTCTATCGTGTAAAAACCCTTTGGAAAAATCTGTATGTTCATTTATGAAGTTGATCATATTCTTAGCCATCTCCATAGTATTGGCCCAGAATGTTTTTTCATAAGCAGCAAGGATAGATATGGAAAAAGGAAACCAATTGTATTTATAAACCATACCAAAAGCATTCTTGTAAGACCAACCCTTACGCCTTGCCTTTACGACTATCATACCCTGGCCATTCTTTTCTGCTTGTTCAAGTTCATGGTACCAATAATAGTCCATGTCAAGGAATTTAGGAAAGGTATCTACTTTTCTACTACGACCATTCTCTTCTACCGTAGCTAAGATCCTTCCGTAGTTCAGATATGCATAGTGCTCTCCAGTTATCCTTACTCCACCTACAATATAACCATTTTTACATCTACGTTCTTCTTCATCCCAAAACTCCATATATTCAGAAGTTCCTTCTGGAGCGAATGTATAACATTTATGTTTAAGAAAATGTCTTGAAGCTTCACTGAACTGCTCAGTTGTAATAAATTTTAGATATTCTTGACCTGTGTGTCTTACAGGATTTTCTTTTTCAGGATCTACCTCATTCCAGGGCAGAGCTGTTATTATATTCCCCATTCTATCTTTTTATAAATATCTTGAAGTTTATCTTTCTTACCTAGTTTCTTCAAAGCATTCTTGACTTTTAACATGTCTGCACATTTTTCATAGTCTTGAATATTTTCTTGTTCAAAATATGATATTACAGTATCTATGGACATCTTTTCATCAAATCCAGAAGGTAACCATAATTCACTGCCATTTTCTATAAGCTCTTCATACGTCAACTCACCTACAATAAGTAGATAAGCATTGGTCATAGCTTCATGCAGCAGTTCATTATCCTTATCTTCCTTGTCCACGATATTTTTTCTGATAAAGTTTAGATTGTTTAGAAGTAGAACTTTTGGTTTTTGCATGCACTCCTTTTCTACGTACTTTAAACTTTGTTTCTTTTTGAGAATATGTAGTAGCTTTTTTCACTAGGCTATGTTTTTGTATTCAATTGTAACTTTTTCTCCTGATTCTATAGCTTTGGCAATTTTAGGATATATGAACTTGTACGCATCAGTAGAAGATCCTATAAAGCCATCTTTTGTTTTAAGATTACTACTTTGTGTGTTACCCACAAGTAAACACCCCGCAGTATCCTCATCAGTGTTTCCAATATGAATGAGAATATACTCAAAATCAGGAACATTGACGATATGAAGCATGCCAATGTGAATATCAGGAAACCTTCTACTATATCTGTTATGAAATCCACCTTCTTTACGTAATTTAATATCATAAATACCCGCAGGTATTCTTGTTTCTTTACTTATTTTATTTTCTCTATGCTCATCTTCCAAAGTATAACATAGAAAATGTAATCTACCATCTGAGTCTTCTTCCATAAGAAGACCGTTTGTAGAATCATTCTGACTGCTTATCCGTAGTACTACTAGTTTCATTTTTAGATTTTTTTAATCTTCTTTTTTCTTTTTCATCATACCACTCGTCTTTAGCATCGTTATCAAGTTCTTCCCAGAACTCTGAAAACTTTCCACCAGAAACATTTTTATACTTTTTCCAAACTTTACTTTTTCCCATTTTATCTAGGATCTTCTCTATTCCCCTTTTTACGTTGTCCTCTTAGTGTCGCAGCTTCTTGTATTTCTTTTTCTACGTTTGCACGTACTTTATTCAAAGAATCTACAATACCTCCTATACTTTTTAGACTGTTTGTAACGTCTGAGGGTTTATAGATAGGTTTATCATTCTTATCTCTTTCCTGTAAGTCTACATTTTGTAAATAATCAGTAAGATTATGAACGGTCTGAAGCGAAGCATCAAGTAATAACATTGATGGTGTTCTTTGTAGCGATTTATATTTGTCAATCGCTGCCAAGATCTTGCTATCAGGTTCATATTCTTCATCTTTCATAAAATCCTTACCTATTGTTCTTTTCAGAGCATC